AGAACATTACCCCACTTGTTCTTTAAAATCATACACTTACGACGTTTTCTTAATGTTCTATTTCCAAACCTTTTAGAACAATACAAAAAAACATTGAGCAAAAACAATGACTTACGAGGCAAACATAATGTTCCAGAAAACACCCCATTTTGGGCAAATAGAACAATACAAAACAAGAACTCAATGAAATCAATAACTTAGCCGATTTCGCCAATTATGACAGTTTAGAACATCCTGAGTTTTTAGAACATTACCCTCCTTGACAACTGCGCTAGAAAAAGTTAAGCTCTGGCTCAGAGCTTAATCCAAAACCGAGCGGGACAACCGGACGCAATGTCCAAGTGTCTTAACCTTCCCGCCCTCCCTCACTTCCCCATCGGCGCGCGCGGCCTACCACGTGGGTTACATCTGACCAGTTCTCTAGAGGAAGAATGACGAATAGAGAACGTAAGAGGTTTTGTTTTTGTTAGTGAGTGAAACGAACTAAATAGATGTTGTCTTTTCAGAGGTTTTGGTTTTGTGGTTTGCGAAGCAAACTATTAAATGGTTTTGTCTTTTCAGAGGTTTTGATTTTATTAGTGAGTGAAACGAACTATTAAAGGTGTTCGGGGGAAAGCCCCTACGGTTTGTAGGTTATACCTGATTCTCGGGAACTATTTAACCCGAGGATTGTCTAATAAGTATGGTTAGGCGATAAGGGACAGCCAGCCGTCATAGTCCAATAGTCCCACTCTAGAGAAAAGGAAACACCATGAACGCAAAGACCACAGTAACAACCGCTGTAAACGGTATTTTCGATGAGAAGACCGAGGCCAGCTTGAAGGCCGCCGCCGCTAGTGTGGCTGAGTCAGACGCAGGTAATGACGAAGCCCTTGAGACGTTTGGCAGGGTTCTCGGAACTGCCCCAACTTTTGAGATGTACACAGGGGCGCAGAAGGTTTTCCAAGCTGGTTACATTGCCGCAATGCCTGACATGAGCATTGAAGCACTCGCCAAGCGCACGAGCCGTTTTTTCTCTGAACTGTTAAAGACCTACGGCATCACTAAACCCGTGAGTCATGACCCAGCCGCAGAGAAGAAGCGCGAGCAACGGGAAAAAGCCGCTGAGAGCCTAGTCGCAAAGTACAAGGCAAAGAAGCCCGAAACGATAAAGGAGGAGATCAAGAAGGGTTACGCCGCTCTTGCCGCTGGTGCGCCTGATAGCGTAGAAGTCAAGAAGAAAATCAAAGAGGCCGAACAAGCCTTGAAGCTCATGACCAAAGCCGAGACGGACAAAGCGACCGCAACGCTTAAAGCCTTGAGGTCGAGCCTGATCGAGTACGCTAAGAAGGCGACCGACTATGACAAGATCAAGGCCGCAATCATCGCCCTGAAGTAAACCCAACCGCCTCCCCTAATCGGGGAGGCATAACCCGAAAGGAAACGACCATGTACGGAACTCTAACCATCTTCGCCTTTTTTGCTCACCCAACAACAGACCCAGACAGGCCAACCCGACGACACCGCCGCACGCTTTACAAGGCTTACGGGTTAAGTCAAGAGGGAGCGCAAAACCAAACCCTAGCTTTCGTTGACTGGAACAAGAGCCAAATTAAACCCGACTCAATATGGGCAACTTGGCAACCGGAACCGATAGAGCTAGACACCAAGTAACCTAACCAGCCCCGAAAGGGGCTTTTTTTTCGCCCGCCGCTCGTTCGCTTCGCTCACTCGCATAAAGTCAAAACCATTAAGTGTTCGCTTCGCTCATACGTAACTGTAAAAAGCAAAACCATTAAATGTTCGCTTCGCTCACACATAAAAGCACGAAAAAGCTAAAACGGCAGAATACCGATACCCACCCCCCAAAACTGTAGTAAGAATGCTTATACCACAACATACATACTGTTCTGCGCATTAGATTTCCTAAAATATCTAGACCCCCCCTTGCCTTTTTGGGTCCCCTGCTGACCCCCCACCCCCCTTGCATTTTTCTCTAATATGGTATAGTTCTTCCCTATAGAAACACCCCCCTTGCATTTTTGGGTCCTATACCAAGTGCCAGTAAATATTTTTCCAGATTCAGACCATCCGATGCCTGAAACATTTAAAGATGACCAAGCCGCTTCGTTTCATGAAGAGGTCAACATCGCTGCCAATACTGCGGTTCTATTATCAGGACTGGGTATGCCGTATGAGATGACTGATGAAGACGCCATGCGTGCAAAAGAGTTATTTGAAAATGTAGAGAACCACAAGAAGGCACCAAAGCTTTCTAAAGAATTAAGCAGCCCAGGCGTAGCTCTTGCGCTCGGTGGTTATGTAGGTGAGTACGGCAAGATGGTTGTTGCTAATGCCGTGGAAACTAGGAACCTCATACAAAACAGGCTGCTAGAAATTTCTCAGTGCGGTGACCCAAAGCACGAACTAAAGGCACTTGAGCTGCTCGGTAAAATGTCTGACGTTGGTGCGTTTACTGAGAAATCAGAACTTATAATTACACACAAAACATCCGATGAGCTGCAAGACGCAATACGAGAAAAGATTAACCGACTGCTGCATAGCGACATTATTGATGTGGATCCCATAAGCGATGGGCTAGAAGAAGAGCTTAACTTACTAGAAAACGACGAAATAGAACAAGAGCCTGAAGAACCATCGGAAGACGATGAGCCAGACAGCAAGTAAAGAAGAGTTGCAGGCCATCCTGCAGAATCTAGACAACATCCCAGAGGCCCATCTGCAAGACCTCTATAAAACACTTGCCGAATACGAACACATACATAAGAAGGAAAGCGCTGAGAAGAACTTTATGGAGTTCGTAAAGCGAGTCTGGCCTAGCTTCATTGGGGGTCGGCATCACCAGAGAATGGCCCGAGCGTTTGAAAGAGTAGCAAACGGGGAAATTAAACGCCTTATTATTAATATGCCACCCCGACACACTAAAAGCGAATTTGCGTCTTACCTGCTTCCGGCGTGGTTTTTAGGCAGATTCCCCGGTAAAAAAGTCATCCAGACCTCCCACACTGCAGAGCTTGCTGTGGGCTTTGGTCGTAAAGTAAGGAACCTAGTAGATGCTGAACCATATAAGGAAATATTTCCAGGAGTTGCCTTGCAGGCTGACTCTAAAGCTGCTGGCAGGTGGGCGACTAACGGTAGGGGAGAGTATTTCGCTATCGGTGTTGGGGGTGCTGTCACGGGTAAAGGTGCTGACCTCCTTATTATTGACGACCCGCACTCAGAACAAGAAGCTACCCTTGCTGAAATCAACCCCGAAATCTACGACAAAACCTACGAGTGGTACACCTCAGGCCCAAGACAGCGACTCCAACCAGGCGGATCAATAGTAATAGTGATGACTCGGTGGTCCAAAAAGGACTTGACCGGGCAGATACTAAAAAGTTCCGTACAAAGAAGTGGTGAAGAGTGGGAAGTTATTGAGTTTCCTGCACTTTTACCGTCTGGAAAACCACTATGGCCTGAGTTTTGGCCCCTAGAAGAGCTTGAAGCACTTAAAAATGAGCTGCCAAACAGCAAATGGATGGCTCAGTATCAGCAAAACCCCACATCAGAGACCAGTGCTATTGTTAAAAGGGAGTGGTGGCAGGTTTGGGAAGAAGACGACCCCCCTTGGTGTGAGTTTACCTTGATGGCATGGGACACGGCGTTTGAAAAATCCAATCGTGCTGACTATTCAGCCTGTACAACATGGGGCGTATTCTATAAACCAGACGATGCGGGCAATACACAAGCTAATATCATCCTACTTAATGCCTTCCGAAAGCGCATGGAGTTCCCAGAACTAAAAAAAGTTGCTTTAGAACAGCATCAAGAGTGGGAACCAGACTCAACGATCATTGAGAAAAAAGCATCCGGTGCCCCTCTAATATATGAGATGCGTGCTATGGGTATTCCGGTACAAGAATTTACGCCTAGCAGAGGCAACGACAAGATTTCTAGACTTAACGCTGTATCTGACTTATTTGCTTCTGGTAAAGTATGGGCACCAAATACACGTTGGGCTGAAGAGGTTATTGACGAGGTCGCAAGTTTTCCTGCTGGTGAACACGATGACTATGTTGACTCCGTGTCTTTGGCTCTTATGCGCTTTAGAAAAGGCGGATACATTAAAACTTCCCTCGACGAAGAAGACGAGGTTCAATACTTTAAGAGCCGCCGCTATGCGGGTTACTACTAAGGATACAAAATGGCAATCGACAAAGCACTAAATCAGGCCCCTTTAGGGTTAGGTGAAGATTTACCGCTCGGGCAAGAAATGGAGCCGGCGTTTGAAATTGAGATAGAAGATCCCGAACGGGTAAGTATTAAGGCTGGGGGTCTTGAAATCGAGATTGAAAAAGAAGACATAGACGATGAGTTCAACGAGAATTTAGCAGAAAAGCTTGATGAAGATGTGCTTACCGAGCTTGCTGGTGACTTATTAGGCGAAGTTCAGGCCGATTCCGACTCTCGCAAAGACTGGGTGCAGACGTATGTAGATGGCCTAGAGCTGCTTGGTCTAAAGATTGAGGAAAGAACAGAGCCGTGGCCTGGGGCTTGTGGTGTTTACCACCCCCTGTTGTCCGAAGCGCTTGTGAAGTTCCAGTCAGAGACAATAATGGAGACTTTCCCTGCGGCGGGTCCAGTCAAAACTTCTATATTGGGCCAAGAAACTATAGAAAAAGTTGAGGCAGCTCAACGGGTTAAAGAAGATATGAACTACCAGCTCACCGAAGTTATGGTTGAGTACCGGCCTGAGCACGAGCGGATGCTTTGGGGCCTCGGGCTTTCAGGAAATGCGTTCAAGAAAGTCTATTTTGACCCTAACTTAGACCGTCAGGTGTCTCTATTTGTTCCCGCTGAAGACATCATCGTGCCTTATGGTGCATCAAGTCTCGAAACTTCCGAGCGTGTCACCCATGTCATGCGAAAGACAAAAAATGAACTGCGGAAACTTCAAGTCATGGGGTTTTATAGTGACATAGAACTCGATGACCCTGTTGATACGCTTGATGAAGTAGAAAAGAAGATCGCTGAGCAGATGGGCTTTAAGGCAACTCAGGATGATCGGTACAAAATCCTAGAAATACATACATATTTAGACCTGCCAGGTTACGAAGACAAAGATGAGAAGGGTAAAGAAACAGGAATTGCCCTGCCTTATGTAGTAACTATTGAAAAAGGCACCGAAACAGTCCTAGCCATCCGTCGTAATTACCACCCCGACGACCCCAACAAGCAAAAAAGAAACCACTTTGTACACTATGGCTATGTACCTGGATTTGGTTTTTATTGTTTTGGCCTTATTCATCTCATTGGTGCTTTTGCTAAGTCCGGCACCTCGATACTTCGTCAGCTTGTTGATGCTGGTGTTCTTTCTAACCTGCCTGGCGGCTTTAAAACTAAGGGCCTTAGGGTAAAAGGAGACGACACTCCAATTGCTCCAGCAGAATTTAGGGATGTGGATGTGGCGTCTGGCACCATAAAAGACAACATCATGACTCTTCCCTACAAGGAACCGAGCCAAGTTCTGTACACCCTGCTTGGGACAATCGTTGAAGAAGGGCGGCGGTTTGCTTCTGCGGCTGATCTTAAAGTATCAGATATGAGCGCTCAAAGCCCAGTAGGTACCACATTAGCTATATTAGAAAGAACTCTGAAAGTAATGAGTGCGGTTCAGGCCCGTATCCATTACGCCATGAAGCAGGAATTCAAACTTTTAAAGAACATCATCCGTGACTACACGCCTGATGATTATGACTACGACCCGATGGAGGGCCCACCCCGTGCAAAAAGATCCGACTACGATATGGTTGAGGTTATGCCGGTATCGGACCCCAACTCGGCAACAATGTCTCAGAAGGTTGTCCAGTATCAAGCAGCCCTTCAACTAGCTCAAACCGCACCCCAGCTATATGACCTTCCTTTGCTGCACCGCCAGATGTTGGAAGTGTTGGGGATTCGCAACGCCGCTAAATTAGTACCCATCGAAGATGACCAAAAGCCAAAAGATCCGGTATCAGAAAATATGGACGCCCTTAATGAAAAGCCCCTCAAAGCTTTCATTTATCAAGACCATGCGGCGCATATTACGGTTCACATGACTATGCTTCAGGACCCTGTGACGCTACAGATCCTGCAACAAAACCCTAAAGCCCAACAGATTGCGGCAAACATGATGGCACACATCATGGAGCATTTTGCCTTCCAATACCGCAAAAACATTGAGGAAAAACTTGGCGTTCCATACCCTGCCCCAGATGAAGAGATGCCCGAGGATATGGAGGTTGAGATTTCAAGACTCGCAGCCGCTGGTGCCCAGAAGCTCCTTCAAGCTAATCAAGCCATGATGTCTCAACAAAAAGCGCAACAAGCAGCGCAAGACCCAATTGTGCAGATGCAGCAACAAGAGCTTCAGCTTAAAGCGGCTGAGGTACAACGTAAAGCAGCGAAAGACCAGATGGATGCCCAGCTTAGGATGCAGCAACAGCAGATCGAGCAGCAGAGGATCGCTACGCAAGCCGAAGTTGAGGGGGCTAAGCTTGGCGCTCAAATAGCAAAAGATAAGACTCAACAGGATTTTGACGCAGCCGCCCGCGCAGTTGATGAACAGATCAAAGGGGTGGAATTGGGTCTAAAAATGGGCGAAAAAATGACCCAACAACCTAAAGGTGAGTAAATGGACGCATTAAAGTATTTGTCAGACCAGCTACAGGAAGAACGCAATCGTATAGCGGAGGACCTGTCCGACGGTAAGGCAAAAGACCACGGCGAATATAAATATTCCTGTGGGGTTGTGCGGGGGCTATTGATAGCCAATAGCTACGTTAATGAACTTTCAAAAAGGTTGGAACAAAACGATGAGTGAAATACTGATTGGGTCTACAAGCGATCCAAACGAAGCAACAGTGTTACCTGAGACGCCAGAGCAAAAAGCAAAACAGCTTCCAGATCCGTCTGGTTATCGCATTCTCTGTGCTATTCCTGAGATTGAAGACGCCTACGACAGCGGCTTAATTAAAGCTGACACAACTGTGAGGTATGAAGAGCTGTTAACCACAATTCTTTTTGTCATCAAGATGGGTCCAGATTGTTACAAAGACGAAGCTCGATTCCCTTCTGGGCCTTGGTGCAAGCAGGGTGACTTTATTTTGGTTCGTCCACACGCAGGAACACGGGTAAAGATTCACGGGCGGGAGTTCCGCATTATCAACGATGACGCTGTCGAAGGGGTTGTAGAGGATCCCCGAGGCATTAGTCGCGCATAAAGGAGTTAATCATGGCAGAAAAAGATGATATTCAAGAACAAGAGCAAGAAGTTGATCTTGAGGCTAAAGAGAATGATGTTGAGCTTGAGATAGAAGACGATACCCCAGAGCAAGACCGTGGGCGTCAGCCTTTACCTAAAGAAATGGTTCAAGAGCTTGAAGAAGATGAGCTTGAAGACTACTCCGAGAAGGTAAAAACCCGTCTCAAGCAGATGAAAAAAGTCTGGCACGACGAGCGCCGTGAAAAAGAACAAGCGCTGCGTGAACAGCAAGAAGCAATTAACTTGGCCCAGAAGCTGGTTGAGGAGAATAAAAACCTCAAAGGCCGACTAACTGAAGGTGAGAAATCTTTAATTACCACGGCTACTAACGCTGCTGAATTAGAGATGGAAATGGCAAAACGAGCTTATAAAGAGGCTTACGACTCTGCCGACACTGACAAAATGGTTGATGCCCAGGAGAAGCTAAATAACGCAAGTTACCGTCTCCAAAGACTAAAAGGCTATCGGCCCCCTTTACAACAAGAAAATAATAGTGTACAAACTCAACAAGCGCAGGTTCAACAGCCACCTCGCCTTGACCCAAAAACTGAAGACTGGCGCAAACAGAACACTTGGTTCGGTCAAGATGAGGAAATGACAGCAGCGGCTCTTGGCTTGCATCAGAAATTAGAAAAACAGTACGGTGCTCAATACATTGGTACTGACGAATATTGGAAGACGGTCGATAAGACCATAAGAAAACGTTTCTCTGATTATTTCGGAGATGACGATGAAGCGGTAGAGGCTAAACCTCAACGCACAGCAGCTACGGTTGTAGCACCGGCGTCTCGCAGCACCGCCCCCAAAAAAGTGGTGTTAAAACAGTCGCAGTTGGCGCTTGCCAAAAAACTTGGACTCACTCCTGAGCAATATGCAAGGGAATATGCGAAAACGATGGGAGCTTAATCATGGCTGAAAATAGAATTACACGTGAACTTGAATCTCGCTCTAATAAAGAGCGTCCCAAATCTTGGCAACCTGCTTCGACACTACCGGAGCCGGACAAACAACCTGGATATGCGTACCGTTGGGTCCGTGTTTCTATGATTGGAAAAGCCGACGCTTCAAACGTGTCGTCAAAGCTGCGTGAGGGATGGGAGCCTGTAAGGATTGAAGAGCAGCCTCAGTTTAAGGCAATCGTTGATCCAAACAGCACGTTCAAAGAAAACATTGAAGTATCAGGTTTGTTGCTTTGCAAGATTCCTGAGGAGTTTATGGATCAACGCCGAGACTATTTTTCAAAGAAAAACCGTGCTCAAATTGACTCTGTAGACAACAATTTTATGAGAGAGAACGACCCAAGGATGCCTCTCTTTAGTGAGAAAAAATCCAAAACGTCGTTTGGTAAAGGTATTTAACTTTTTAGGAGTTTAAAATGGCTTATCCTACTGTTAGCAAGCCTTATGGCTTGCAACCGGTCAATTTGATCGGCGGTCAGGTCTTTGCCGGTGCAACTCGCTACCGTCGTATTGCCAGCGCTTATGCAACGGCAATCTTCTATGGCGATCTGGTGAAACTGACAACGGACGGCACTATTGTTCTGGCTAACGAAACCACCACAGGTCCTTCTACAGGCTTTGCTGGCGTTTTCCTCGGCTGCACATACACCGACCCCACAAGTAATCAAGTTCGTTTCCAACAGTACTATCCTGGTGGCATCACGCCTCCTACCGGTACGTTCATTAACGCCATCATTGCTGATGACCCCGATACCCTCTTCAAGATGGCTGTGGTTTCAGGCACGACGGTTGTTACTGGTATTCAGTACACAGGCATTGGTCAGAACTCAACCTTGGTTCAAAACACGGGTTCTACGATTACTGGAAACTCGCAAGTGGCTTTGTTGGATGCTACAGGCACGGCTAAGACGTTACCTATTCGTATCGTTGACGTTGTTCAAGACACTTCATATATTTCTAGTGGTAACGTTTTGTTCCCAGAAGTGATTGTCAAAATCAATGCTCCTTCGATGGATGGTGATGGCGTATCGTCTGGCGGTCATATGTACAACAACCCGCTTGGCCTATAAGGAGCTAACAAATGGCTATTTCACGCGCACAACTACTTAAAGAACTCCTCCCAGGACTGAACGCTCTGTTTGGTCTTGAGTATGCACGCTACGGCGAAGAGCATAAGGAGATTTTTGAAACCGAAACTTCCGAGCGTTCGTTCGAAGAAGAAACCAAGCTGTCCGGTTTCTCCGCCGCTCCTGTCAAAAACGAGGGTTCTGCCATCGCCTATGACAACGCACAGGAAACTTTCACAGCCCGCTATACACACGAGACAATCGCTCTTGGTTTCTCGCTGACGGAAGAGGCAATTGAGGACAACCTCTATGACTCGCTCTCCAGCCGATACACCAAGGCTCTGGCTCGTGCTATGGCTTACACCAAGCAGACTAAGGCTGCTGCGGTTCTTAACAATGGCTTCGACACCAATTTCCCCGGTGGCGATGGAGTGCCTTTGTTTTCCGCTTCGCACCCCTTAGTTTCGGGTGGTGTTAACAGCAACGTCCCCACTACCCCTGCCGACCTGAATGAGACTTCTCTTGAAGCCGCTGTTATTCAGATCGCTGCATGGACAGATGAGCGTGGCCTGTTGATCGCAGCTC